ACCACCAGATTTCTCATTAGCTTCTTTCATTTTCTCTAATGGACTCTTTTCATCTTCATGGTTATTAGACTCCATTACTTCTTCAACCTTCTTACCGATAAGATCGTCTAAAGTTCTATCGTTATTCTCCATATTTCCTTATCCTTTCTTATAAAAATATATCCTACTCATCATCAGTATAAGTCACACGATATGTGAGGTTTCCATCAATATCTGTTGTTATACCAATACCAACTCTTTTTGGAACTTGTTTGATAGTTACTGGAATAACAAAAATTAATAATGGGTTACCATTTAACGTAGTTTTCTCAACATCAAATGAACCATCTCTTATATTCTTGATGAATTTATTGCATTGTGTAGCCAATTCTACTTTTATAGACTCAGTATCAATATCATCCATAAAGGAATCTAGTAACCTTCCAATATTCATTCCCAAATCTGGAATGGATGGATAGAATCCAGGAACTCCGTATAATAAACTCATTATATTATTTGCAGTAGTTTCTGACTCTGAATACATCTTTGGTTTATTGAAATTATTGACACCAAATGCAGGATCATACATAATATCACTCCTTTCTCATAGGAATTACATAAATGTATCTTAAAAATAAGTCTCCTGAATAAATTAGTATATTCAATATGTTTGTAGATACATTATTTATGTGTATCCTGATATCTCTATTACTAAATCGAGATATCATTTCTGAGAAAGGAGGTGATCATTACTAATGGATGAGACATCAGGATGTGATGTAGAGTATTAATAGCACTACATCAAAAAGATTGGTGAAGGTATGATATAGAGAATGTTTGATGAGTTCTCTATATCATACCGAATATTATTTGAAAAGAGGTAGTATAGGATATAATACTACCTCTTTTTTCTTATTAGCGATTCTTCTTCTTATTCTTGAAATCGTTACTATCAGTAACTGAATTAGTTGACTGATCCTCTGTTACTTCAGTTGTAGTAGATTCTGGTACACTATCAACTGCAACTTCTGGTACATTTGTAGTTGTAACTTCTGGAGTTGCTTCAGTAACCTTAGATACTGTCTTAGTTGAATTACTGAAGTTATCAAGATTCACATTCTGGATCGTTAATCTAACTGTATCGTTGTAATCCAATGGATTAATCTCATCAACCATATATCCAGCCTGTACAAGATTTGTGATAACTCTCAAAGATACATAATTAGGAGCTAACACTGGTCCTACAATATTACCAAGAAGTGGAATTGGTCCAACACTATTGATAGTCACTAACTTCTTCTTATCATTCATATATGTTGCCATATAAAACGTTCCTACCTTTCATACTATTAAAAGATTTTAACAATACTGATGTACTGTTATATTATTAGAATGTATCGAGCATTCTATTATAAATTAGGAGGGTAAATAAAATGGATGTTAAGAAATTTAGAAATGCTTTTAGACAACTGATAAGGAAGTACAATAAGGAGACCATAGACTATGTGGATATCCCTACTATGAAACTAGTGGAAGATGCTTATAGTATTGGTGTAGGATTATTATGTTTAGAAGGTTTATATGATACAAATAAGTACTTCACAATTAGTAGAGGGAATCTTAAACTAATTAAGATGATTAAGTATAAGAAATTAAGTAAGGAATCTTATAATCATCATCTACCAATGAGTGATGGATTTAATAAGAATTCTACTATTAGATCCGTTGGAGAAATTTTAGGATTACTAGATAAGTATGGTAAGCGTGGTAAACCTGATAGAGATAATGTCTTTGATATCATCAAGTTATTAAAAGCAATCTATCAGATGAGACATTGTACAAATAAGGTTATCAATGGAATGTATTATTGTACATATGCTACAATGGAACTCTTATGGAAAGAGAAACTTAATCCTATGAAGATTAAGTATATATCACATGATACCATTCCAGATCTACTAGAAGAATGTAGGAATATTAGAACTGTGGAAACAGATGTTATTGTCAACCATTATATTCAGACTACATTCATATTATTGATGCACACAACTAAGATGAAGAAACTACACACTATAAAGAATTTTAGTATGAAGGATAAGGTTAGTTGTGTATTGTATCTTGGAAGAGCAATTAATAATAAGATGAATCCAATTAGTAAGATATGGTTAGATGTTGCACCAATTCCAGAAGGTATCCATTCAAAATTACTTAATGATGAAGATTATGTAACTGGATTAAAAGCATTAATGTTATTTCAAGGATTGTTGGATATGCAACACGTTGATGATGCAATTAATGATCTATTGATGTTAAATGATGTTGTGACACCTAAGAAAGTTTCACCATTCTATTTGGTGAAGAAGTAATATAAAAAGAAGTACTCTAATATTTATAGAGTACTTCTTTTTTCTAGTTATTGTAAGATATCATCAATATTTATCTTAATCGTTTTGATAGTTGCATCATGGAATTTCTTCATACTCATTCGAGTCAATGCTGTAGAAATTCTGCTAGTGCTTAAACCAATGGTTTCTACACCAATCTTATAGAATAGATCTCCGCAACATACATTACATTTCTTATTTCCTACACAACACATAGGACTTCTCATATTCACTTCTTTACCAATATATTTTTCGATATTGCTCTCATCTAAATACACTAGTTTCTTACCTTCTACTATATATCTATATAGGAAGTTCTTTTTATTCTTCTTAGTGATAACAACTGGAATAGTTCTCTTACTTCCACAATCACTACCTTTAACATCTAGTACTTCAGATTGTGTTGCTGCCAATAACTGTTTTCCAAGATATCCAGTTACGGCTGTCTGTACTGATTTAGCATATGCACCATTGAGGATAGTATTAGAAGATGCTGGAATATCTTTCTTAGATAATCCATCAGCCAATGATGATGTAATAACATCCCATTTGCCAGTAACTGTATTCTTTACAACACCTCTATATAACCAGTTATTCTTCATGTTGTTAGAGATAGATCCTCTAGCACCAGATAGATATAAGTCTAGTCCTTTATCATCTTTTAACACTTCTTTAGTCTTTGCAATTAGTTGCTTCTCAATTTCTGCTGATACTGATGGATCACCTTCTTCTAATTCTTTAGAATATTTATTTAATAATTCCACTTTTAGCTTTTGTACTTCTGGTGGGATCTTAATTGTATTAGGTGAGAATGATGTAGTAACTAATAAGTGTAATACCATACCAACCCAATCTCTAGTATCAATATACTTAGTTATAGTATCAACATCAATTTTATCATTCAATAATGCCTTACCAATCTTTTGTTCAAATCCTGCATAAGCATCACTTTCTACAGTATCTGTGAAGTAAGGTATTACAACATCACATCCAGTGTTCTTTAATACTATAACTGATAGTACATATCTTCCTACAGTTGTTGGCAATTCTTTTTTAGTAGGTGATAAGTTTGCAGGTAATGTGAAAGTATAATATGGTCTCAAGTTTGGAACATTCGTATCTTTCTTCTTTTCCTTATCTCTAAAATTACCAAACATTTGAGTCAATAGATCCTTGTCAAAATCTGTAGGTTTAACGCTCAATAACCAATCTTTCTCATCTTTAGTTAAAGATCTAGTTTCCTTATTTTCTTTAGTCATATTATAGAATGACTGAATAACTTCAGCTATTGAGTTAGTTCTCATCATTTCACCAGATGTGTTAATAAATGATAATTTACTCTTAATATATTTAGCAGCTTCAGCATTAGCTTCTTGTGTCCACAGTAATTTCAATGTTACCTGGTCTCCATCAAAGTCTGCATCCAATCCTTTAAGATATGCTGGACAGAATCTCATAGAATCTATAAAGTGAATTGGTATCTCACTCTTAGGCATATCTAAATCAATCTTTGGATAGAATGGATATTCTATTGATGATATTTCTCTAACCTCAGTTGTATCTAATGTTAGGATTCTAATCTTAGATACAAAAATTGAGAATGAATCTAGTAAGGGATATCTAGTACACAATACATACTTATCCTTTAAAATATCTGACAGTATCACATACAGAAGATCTAATATTGTCATAGGTCTAGTTTCTGATCTTACAGTATCACGATCTTTATTAGTCTTTTCTGGTGTGAATCCAAGTAAATTTATCATTGTTGTACCACCACCAATAACTGGCAATTTAATAACATCAAGACGTGATTCTGGATTCTTCATAAAGTTTGATACCATCTTCTCGAAGAATTTATCGGTTAATATAGATTCTGGATTATCTAGTTGAACAACTTTTCCATCTTGTGTGAAGAAATTATTCTTCTGATAAAATACACTCCTAGCCCAATCTAGTAATCCTTTTAATAGAAATGGGTATGCTAATGCACAACATTGTGAACTAGGGACTCCAGAATATTCATAATTAACTAATAACTCACTTGGTGATTTTGCATTATATACAGTAGGAGTAATTACTGATCTGGCTGAATTGATTACAGATTTACCCATTAGATATTTACGAATTAATCCATTCTTTCTTTCAATCTTGTGTTTGAAGTATTCATAAATATCATTGATAGCTCTTTGAATCTGCATATGTGATGCATGGAATGTAAAATCAAACATACCTTTATCTCTTACAGATGATGCGTGCCTAATCAGTGTAGTATAAAGGTTATTTAATTCATTAGTAGATCCACCACTTCCAGCTCCGTCAGATTTAACATCTCTGTAGAATACTGGTAATACTGGATATTTATTTATAAATACTAAATTTTTAGGAGTCTTGTTAATTAGGTCTAATCTCTCATTTCTGATTTTACCACTACCAACTTCTTTCTCACCCCAATTAATTTTCTTCCAATTATTATATAGAAATTCTATACCAGATTCTCCACCTTCATCTTCTACTAAATGACCATCTTTATCTATCTTATAAAATTTAGTACCATCAATGATTCTGTCAATATTTCTAAATACTGCATATAATGCTCTATAAACGGCTGGATGAAAAAACTCTCCACCTAAATCAATATATGCAAAAGTCTCTCGTCTCTCAGATATAGTAGATCCAAATATTCTAGTGGATAATAATCCATCAGGATCTGGAATACCACCTCTTTGAAAGATAACTGGACTAGTAACTTCTTTAAGATCATTAATACTGACGAATTCATCAACATCAATTATATCTATCTTCATTAAAAAGAAAAATCTCCTTTCATACGATTAATCCTATGTTTTCTCAATGGATCTTTGAGATATGCCCAGAAAACAAAGTTTTAATATAAAGAAAGGGTGGTATTATCAATTAAAGTATTATGGTAATAGATATTCCAAAATTTGAAATAAGTGATGATATTATTATCAATGAGAGTACTAATATCCTATTAGAGAGTAATTCAGATACTCATATTCTTAGAGATGAAATATATCCATTAGTTGAAAAGGCATTATCAAACCCTTCTAAAGATAGAGCCTTTAAAAACCTGATAGGTAAATTTGTGAATAAACATTCTGTACAACTTAATATGGCTGGACCAGTTGAGTTAGTTCCGTTTACAGATATAGAGAAAGCAGAGTTCTTCTCATTATTGGAAATAGACCAGAGAGCAGTTATTGAGACTATTAAGAAAATGACTAAATTAGTAAATGATAAAGCTAACTGGAAACTAATTCAACAGAATCCTATATTTACTGTATTCTATATGTGTATCAGATACTATCAGATTCATAAAGATACTAAGGGTGTAGATACTACACTACTTATGTATTCATTAGCATCATACCCTAGTGTATTTTCAGTATTCTTTAAATATGGTGCAAAAGAAGAAGTTATGAAATATACCATAGATAATCTAACTGGAAAATATATGATTAAGCAACAGGGTTCTGTTATTAAGACATTAATATTTTCTATAACTGGTAGTTATAACTTCATGAAACCATTCTTCGTAGATGCATCTGATAAAGAGATTATTAGATTCGTTGGAAGAATTCGTAATGACCAAAAATCATTATTTAAGAATATTGCTAATGAGTATTATGATAATGAGAAGAAGGGATTGAAGGTATTAACACAATCAGAAGAATATGCTGATGGTCAAGTAATAGATGATACACAGAATGATACTACAGTAGTAGAGAATATTACACAAAAGGTATTATTATCAATGATAGCTAATGGTGTAGATATTACTAGAGCAACCATATCAGCTAAAGTTAGTCAGGTATCAATATCTGATCTTAGATTATATTTATCTAAGATTGTTATAGATGAGAAGAGTGTTGAATTAAAGAGATTTATTGAAGCCGTTTTATTTATCTACCTATATGATGAACATCATGAGAGAAGAGAAATTAATGAGAAAAAATTCTTATCATTCTCTATGGACTTATTCAGAAGAACTAATTCTAATAATGTCAATGTAGGAACTATTAAAGGATTATTGGATAAATGGTCTATAGATAGTGGAGTAACTGGTAAGTTTAAAAGATTAGCATCTCAAGTTGGATATAAAAAAGGTATCTTTATGTATATTATATTCTGTATCCAATATTACAATTAATTTTTAAAATATAACACTATTGTAATTCAAGTTGAGTATTGCTGGCAATGTTCTTCATATTAACTTATTGATGTGATTAAAGTTGATCAGTTGATATTTTCTCCTGTTTATAGAAATAGATTATTAGTAGTATATTATAGACCTAACTCACTGGTAACTAAATTAGAGTTAGAAAAGGTATTTTCGTTTTTGAAATGACCGCTAAAAAATATTTAGGACGAGTTAGAGTCCTATCGCTTTGCAAATTGTTCGTATTCTGAATACGGTTTTCATACCATGTGTAACTCAACTTGAATTTTTACACATAGAGGAAAATAAGAGTAAGTGGATATTATAATATCACTTACTCTTATTTCTGTTTTTATTTTAAACTAAATATACTCTTAATCAAATCATTAAGGTATATTGTATTGATACTGAAATACAGACTATATGTGAAGAAATTAAAATCATCATCATTAAAGATAACTTGTAGTTTCTCCCAATCTATCTTATAATCTACTCCCTGTAATAATTCTCTACCTTGTTTCCTCACTTTGATATTTACTAAATCCAATAATGGTAATCCATTCTTTATATGATATTCTATTCCAGCTTTTATTGAAGTATTTAGGATATTATCTAATTCAATAACATCATTTGGTTTCTCTAATTGGAATGATACATTAGTAAATAGATTCCACCCATCTGGTAAGAATAAATCATCATTAGTAATAACATCAGTATATGTAGGAATAATAATAGCATTATTAAAACTATCATTATCTACCACTAATGGAATTTTATCCTTAGAGAATAAGAAATAAAATCCAGCAGCATAGAATTCCATTCTAACAGTAAATGTTATTTTATACGATGTTGTTACTTGACCAGTTTTATCACCATCATCTGCTGATAGATTATTCAATAGAGTATCTATAGTAACTGGATAATACCTATAAAATTCCTTAGTTCTCCTACTACCTTGTAATTTATATGTGATAGGATATCTACTATGTGCATTTAAGTAATTAAGGAATTTCCCAGTATTACCATTTTCATCCTCTATAGGAATATTTACTATATTAGATACTGTCTTTAATAATCCCTTATTAAGATATGATTCAAAACAAGTTTTCACATTCTGATTATAATTAAATACAGTCTTATTTTGTAAATATGTGACCATATCAATTTGTTGCATCTTAGTTGCTACAATTACAATCACATCAGCATACATAACATCTCTATTTAATTGATACTTAATTTCAAAACCATGTTCTGGATCTTCAAAGAATGGCATTAATGCTCCCATACCTTGTAGATAGTGCATATCTAATATAGGTTCAGCCATCAATGTACCAGATAAGAATCTGTCATCATCAAAGTCTACTCTAGGTGACATTGCAAATATTGGCTTAGTCTTTTTATTATATTCATGAGGTGTATTCCTAATCTGTCTATGTGCTATTCTACTATTGATATTGATAGATCTAAAATAATCTTTAGGGAATAGATCTATTAACCAACTCTCAATAAATGCTACTGCATTACCATAAGTGTGACTAGCGGAACACATAAATTCAGCATGTTGATATGGAGTTTTGTATGTAGAGTTTTGAGGTCTGTTGTCATACTGTTCGTAACCCATTTAAATACAATACCTTCCCTTCTATTAATTTAATAAATTGTCTTATGTAAACTTCTATACGCATATTCACTCTTATATTAATATAATAGGGGAGATCAGAATATTATATTCTAATATATAATATTAAGATGTAACTATTATTTATTATATAATAAGAAGGGAGAAAATAGGTATGTTTAAGTTACATTACAATGGTGGAGATTTGGAGGTAGTTGCAATAACAAGTGAGAATATTCTAAAGACAATAGAATATGCATCAAGAATTTGTTATGGTGTAACAAGTAAGATGAGTGATGATAAATCTAAGGCATTAGATTATATCGGTGCTAGAGTTAAATCAGGTCATGAATCAGTTACTGAACATGGTGATTTTACACTAATCTTTAAGAGATATGGTTGTAGTAATGTGATGTTCCGTGAGGTTTGTGAATTACTTAAGATGTCAAACTCATTACTCCATGTATTTGCTAACACATCAATTTGTACATTAGATTCTAAAAGCATTATTGTATCAATTAGTGGTAATCTTAAGATGTGGAGAGATTTTGTAAAATACTTATTATCAATTAATAGTACTACTAAATTCTACGAGCATAGTAGTATTGTAGAATTGATTATTAGAATTTTCTATCTATTCTCTACAGTTTGGTGTAATGGTATCTTTACAGATGATCTTGAAGGATATGATTATCTCAGAGGGTATTGTGATACAAGTTATCTCAATCCAGAAGATACTGTATATAATAAGCCAGAAGATTTAGAATATAATCCTAATGAACCAGCTTATGATACTGGATTTAAAAATATCTATGATGTAAATGGTATCAGAGTTGATATGATTAATGTAGATGATTTTGTTCCTAGAATTAGACTATGGAAGAATGTAGTAAGTGATGAACTCAAAGCATTTGCTACAGCATATTATAAAGAGTTTAGTTCTATCACCTACAAATTAACAATTCCTAGAATTGTATCACAACAAGAGTGTAGACATAGAATCAATAGTATCTCTCAAAGATCTCAGAGATATGTCAATGAAGGAGATTCTAAGTGGTATAAACCAACACAACTCAATGATGCTAAGTTTGTATTTTATGATAAGCACTTATCATA